GTCCGGTGCCATGTTGAACACGACGTTGGCAGAACTGAAACGAACCACAGTGTCAACTCCGTTGACTGTGGCCACGACAGGGAAGAAGAACCCCAGCGTGATCTTGTATGCCGTACGATTACCCGATGGTTCGAGGACTTCTTCAGTGATAGTCCGAAAACCAGAAGGGATCGACGGGGATCGGTCAGCCCACTTCGCAAGAGACCCGTCAGTTGTGACGGGGGCAAACGTGTGAGCTACCGGAGTGGCGGCGCCATCATTGATGACGAGTGCTGCAATCGCTGGCATATTAAATGCTCCGAAATAAGAGAGGTTGAGAAACTACTTACGACCAAAGGCAGTCGCCAAAAGCGAAAGCCCATTAGCCATGTGCTCTAAGGACCTAGGGTCTTTAAACCCCGGGAATCGAGGGAAGGGTACCGAGGCGGAAGCCTCGCGATCCAACCGGACGATCTTCTTGGACTCAAAATATGAGTTATCGAGATAGAAACCGCTTCCGGTGTCTTTCCGACCCAAACCTTTACCCTCCCAGCTCACCTTAGTGAGGAGTGAGTTAGAGTAACTGAATGAGTCATACCCAAGGAGGGCATCGATACCTTCGAGATAGCTGCCAACTGGGATAAACCAGTCGACAACAAAACTAAAAGGCACAAGCTCCCACCCGATAAGTAACGGGTTGAAGATTCCCAAAGAGGCCAATGAGATGAGAGCCTCATTACGTGGTATAGCGTCAATGCGACAAAACGCACTATTCTCTACCACTGCTGTCCCGCGTCCGTAATCGAAGAAGCTACTGTAGTCTTTCGACACAGTCTTCGTGGACTTCGCGCGACCCTTTGCCGTGACACTCCAGTCACTGCCTGAACGCTTACTTAAGGCGTCACAAGCTCCGTAAACATCGGATAACAAAGGCTTCCAACCATACTGGAGCTCAAGCCATCGCTGAGGCGCATTTCCTCCCCGCGGCTCATCACGAGCCGAAGAAATTCCAAGCGCGTTCATTGCGTTACGGGTCTGACCCCGACGCAAGAACCGATAGGCCTTAGCCAGATTGGTTGCCGTATCTCCTACGAGCCGAGCGGTAGCATTCCGCTCAGCAAAAGCAACCCCGAGGTTGATATCAGTAGACTTGAGGGCATTTCTAGCCTTAATCAGCGCTGAGTTCTTCAGGCTGTTGTCTACTGCATCGCTCTCAGTAATCACCTCGTCGAAGTGATCAGGCGACCAAAATCGGCCGCCAGAACCACTACCGCCGCCAACTACGCCAGTGAATCGCTGCCCGAAGTCCGGAAAGGACGGATGGGCATTAACGCACTGACCCTTGGCGTAAGAGATTGACCTGTAAAGGAGAAAGTAAGGAGTCGCAGGGATAAAACCCTTCGGCTTCCTCCGCGAGACACCCGTTGTAGACTCCGAATCTTGGCGGCTGGGAACCACTGTATCCGACGGGTATAAACCCCCGCCGGTAGTATAGTGGCAATTCCCGGCGTAAACCAAGTTAAACGGAGGTCGGGCCATCACGGTCTCCTTAGAATGACAGGTCACAAGACGTTTAGGAGCCCTAAAGCTCCTCTGGTGAGAACAACTCTGGAAAGCAGAGCTCATTCAAGCAGCGAAAATCATACGGGAAGACCTCGTAATCGACCGCATAAAGCAGAGTGACGGTAATTCCGTCCTTCTCAGCAGTCACGGTGAGGAGATCCTCGTCGAATAACTCAAGCTGCACGTTCATGAGATGCTCCAGTGGCTACACTCGCCAGGCCCCGTCGTATAGGGGCAGGAAAGAGGTGCAAGATGCACCGATGGTCTGACGAGACCATCTTAAAGATCCCCACACCGCGAAAGCGGATATGAGGGGGTGGGCCGACTTCGGATTTATCGAGTGAGGCCTCTGCGCCCGGTTCGGACGCTTCCTGCCGGAAGCGGCTCGCCGGACGTTGGTGCTGACACGCCTGCAATTTTTGTGCCTCGCGTCGGCACCCTTACCGCGGGGACGGCGCCAGCTTTTGGCTGGCCGTTGGCCCTGCGTTACGGGTCTGACCTCTTACCTCTCAGGTTGCTTTCGCTCTTGCAGCGGGGCGATTCCGCTTTACGGGACCGCCCCTTGGAGGAGGTTGACGGACTTTGCCTAGGTCCGCTCTCTCCCCGCCGTCTCGTCTCCCTTGCGTGCCCGTCTCGTGTGGCGAGTCGGGCCTTTTGGCGGGGTCGTCCCGCCGGGAAACGTGACTGCGTTCTGGTCTGCGCAGTAGCAACCATAACCCTCTGGGGTAACTGCGTCGGCGCACGGGTCGAAACGCCCCGTGGGCCTGACTCCGCTCAACGCGGTTTCTAATCGCGCCTTGCGGCT